AAAAACATCACCATAGTTTTGTTTTGGCACACTATTTAAGATGTGACGCTTAACAATTGTACCGTTAATGTAGACATCTAAATTTTGGTTTTCAACACGGATAATAATATTAATCCATTTATTCAATGGAATATCCTCAACAATAATTTCTTCTTGAATATTCTTAAAAGTATTCATCATAATTACAAAATTGTTTGTGTGAGGGGTAATATATAAACCAGGAGCGTTATTTGGGAAATTCAAACCATTAGTTGAGTTTATTTTATCATTTCCCTTGTGAAATACGTGTTTGTATAAATTTTCTGGTTTAAGATCCTTAATATAAGTCCAGACAGACCAAGTAAATTCGATACCATCTTCTTGATTAATCGATCTTAAAATAGGGATTGAGTGTGGAATAGCTGGATTTTGTGGGATTACGTGCATCTGTGTACCATCTGACATTCCATCTATTAAAGTTGGGTCTGATGTAGGACGCATAAAATAACTGATTGCGCTTATTCCTAAACGCAACAAAAGGATAAATATAATAAGGACTAAAAATAAAAAGGCAATCTTTGCTACAATGCTGTTGGATTCCATAAACTCTTTTGTGCCAGCAAAAGCTCCTTTTGCCTGAGCGGCAGGAGAGAAATTAGCCGTTGAAACTTTTCCTAAATTTGGAGATGAACTCATTATATATATCAGGATAAAATTAAATTTCAATACTTCCTTGTTCGACATTATTGTCTAAAAAGGCAACCTTAATTTTGTATTTATCAAATAAAGAACCGAATACATTACCACTTGAAAATCCTTGTTTGTAGATATTCCAGGCCTCTTGTGGATTAGTAGGACCATCAAAATACAAGAATTTGGATGTAAATCCAGCAAAACCACCATTTGGTGTAATTTCAACTGGTGCATATTTATTAACTCTGGCAATTCCTGGTAAAACACAAGTGCGAACCAACTTACCGTCTAAATAAACATCGAGCGAACGTCCATAAAGACTGATAAGTAAATTTGTCCATTTTTGAAGTGGAACGTTCTTAATAACACAGTTGTGAATCATTGGCATACTGGATGCCTCTTTGGAGTTATAAGTTGTAACGGCAATATTAAGGTTATTTTGAATTGGGTCTAAAACAACCGATGGCGATGGATTTGGTTCGCTTAATTTCGAACTATCGGTTCTTCCGAAAACAACCTTTGGTTCTCCATAGCGGTAGTTCCAATCATCGATATACATCCAAATCGAATAAGTGTAATTATTGCTTCCAGACGATTCCGCCAATTTTTTAGCCTCAATTGTTTGTTTAGTTTTGGCATCTTCAAGTGTTGTAACAGACCCTTTGTTTGTTAACATTTTATAAATATAATAAAAAATGACAATTGCCATTATAACAAAGACAATTCTAAGAATACTCATTTTCTTATATACTATCTATCTAGATTTTATTATTGATAATTCATAATTATGAATAATAATTATAAATGATTTTTATTTAATTACTGGTTTCCTAAAATAGACGACATCTTTGATTGCTCCATGAATTCCCTCTTTATCACCAACCGAAACGGCATCCAGAGTCATATAAGGAGCTATTGAGGAACTCGATGAAATAAGTTTATCATTTAAAAATACATCTAAAGTTCCTCCATCATAATTAATAATAAAATGATTCCATTTTTGTAATTTTAAATCAGTACCTAAATAAATATTTTTTATTTCATCTTCATTTATTTTAACTTGTATTTTTAATTTATTCTCGTCCGCTTTATACATTAATTTTGGTTTATGACCATAATTAAAGACCGTACAATATTCTGTATATGAATGACTAGTATTAGGTGGCTGAGGATTTATGTACAACCAAAATGAAATTCCATAATGATAACTGAAATCTTTCCCCTTTATTGTTTTTAAATTCTCAAATGTACCAGCATACGTTAATCTGTCTAAATATACAGGTCCCTCTAAAAGAGTATTACCCGATTTATTATGCTGATATATTTGCTTCATTTTTTCCCAACCTTGTTGAATTAAAACAAGTAATATATCAATACCTAAAATAATAAATGCGGTAGGTGTTGTTATTCTGTATTGCTCCTTAGCCCAGTCAATAAATTCATAAAATAAACAAGGAATATACATAATTAAGTTTTTAACCAAGTTAAAATATGGATTTCCAATTTCGATATCCTTCAAGAAATAAAGGAATAATGATATTGTTGTCAAAAAAATTAAAACATTCAAAATTGTAAAAATACTTTTAGACATAGGTGGGTCCTTCATAAAAGTAAATATAAGTGAAACAAATCCTAGAAAAATTGCTAATCCTACAACAATAATGCCAAATACTTTTGTAATATCCCATAAATTACCCATATTTAATGGCATGGCTTGAAAACCATACATTATATTTTTTTTAAGACCCATTACTAACAGTAATCCTAAAACCAATGCTCCAAATATAGTGAGTGTTACTGTTGTAGAACTACCAAAATTAAAATGACCTGTTGGATCATAACGAAATAGTAAAGAAATACTAATAATATATACAATTAATGAAAGTATTGTAATTTTTAGTGGGAGACCCATTATATATATCATTATAAATTATCTAAGGCAGTTTTTCCCCCGTGACAATTTCTGCAAAGTGCTTCTAAATTTTCTATATGATTAGAACCACCATGTTCCAAGGGTTGCATATGATGAACTTCAAACCAAGCTGTCAACTGTTGTTTACAAGAATTACATTTCCAATTTTGATTGGAAGCCACGAATTTCTTTTTTGTTTCACTGACAGAACGTTTATTACCGGTTTTGCCAGAATTCATTAATCGTGCGTTGCCTCCACCAACCTGCGAAACATCACCACCCATTTGGTTCGAAAAATCTAAAATGGGTGTCAACATATCAGTTGTATTTTTATCAATTGGCATATATTTAATAATACCATTAGCGTGTTTTATTAAACTATGTGATTGCGCTGGATTTCGCTTAATAAAAATATAAAGTGATAATCCTAAAAAGCCAATAAATGCCATTTGATAATACTTCTTCCATGATTTAAGTATGGCTACATATTTGCCATCGTTATAAGCATTAGCTATAAAAAAGGCCGTTAATCCTAAAATTAAAAATTCTATTTTCATACAGAAAGTTTGTTATATATTATCCATATAATTATTGACAGTAATCCCACAATAACTATGTTTTTATAATCATTCACTAACCAGTGCCTTTTTTTCGGCTCTTTTTCCAAAGGTTGGCTATATTTATTTACAAAATCGGCATACGATAAACTCTTCAATCCAAGTTGCTCATTCATTCTATTATGAATAAAATGAGTCCATTTAATAAATGATTCACGAGAATCTAAATAGGGTGTTACTGGATATTTATCTAATAGTTTACTAAAATGATTACCTAACCGTTCGCTTGGTAAAAAAATCGGAATATTCATAACTAGGTCATAATATTTCTTTTTACTCACTTTATTTGGATGTATGGGATAATGAAATCCGATAGAATGAAAAACATACCAATATTTTTCAAAATCGATATCTCTTATACTTTCTACCATTAACATCAAACAATATAAAAGTTCATTCATACTAACTAAATAGCTATGAATAAAATAAAAAGCGATACACAATTATATTGTAACAATTGCGATAAATATGGACACAGCTTTCATAATTGCCGGAAACCATTCGAGAGCAGTGGTATCATTGCATTTAGAAAAAATAAGGAAGACAAGTTTGAATACTTGATGGTGTGTAGAAAACATACCTTCGGTTATATAGATTTTTTACGTGGAAGATATTCAGTGAATAATAAAAATCAGATTAAGGATATTATATTTGAAATGAGTCATGATGAACGCCAATGTATTCGTAATAAATCATTTAGCGAACTATGGTTAGAATTGTGGGGTTCAACAAAAAATTCATATTATGCAAATGAAAAAATATTTGCAAATGACAAGTTTGCTATGTTGATGAAAGGCATTCAACTCAAAAATGATTCTTATAATACTTTAAGTTTACTAGACGAATGTCATA